ATAAAAACAAACCTGCTTATTGCAGGTTTTTTTTCGCCTATAAAAAAAGTTATCCCCACAGTGTCAATTAGTAGAGCAATGAACTACTATTTTGGCTGTATACTTTATAATGCTTAATGCTCTTGTAGCCGCGCGAAAAAAATGTAAAACGGACTCACTAGAAATGTAAAATAGTTATAGCGTTGCAAATCGGTTAAAAGGTAAATAACTCGCCTGTTTTGTAAAAAATGATGCAAAGTACGAAAACTTAGAATGGTAATTGCGAAAAGTGTCAGTTTTAAATAGTTAAACAAATCCCGCGCTTATTATTCATAGTAGCCTCGTCATTACTTTATGACGAGAATATAAATTATGTGTATTAGTCTGCTGTCTCGTTAAAGAACTTATCTAATATAGTTAACCTGAATCCATGCCCCGTACCCCATGGTCGCTTTTTATCTTCAATCAAGCTTCCTATTCTATTGCCCGATCCCAGATTCATACTGCTTCCATTGGGCAAGAGTGAAATCCATCCTTTTGGAATGTAATCATGGAGATCAGATATAGTTCCTTCGTTCAAAATTACTGGAATATGAGTCTCTGCCGAGGCTTTAGATATATCTAATCCTGTTATTTCACCAATCAGAAGAGACATATGTGTCTTAGTATGTTCCTCTAATTGTTCATCAAGAGCCGATATAATACTTTTAATACTTTTTTCTGATTTAGACGCCCACTCAACCACTTTTTCATTAAATTCTTGTTGCTCTATCTCTCCCCAAGTACTACCAACGCCTGCAATGGCTCCTCCTACAATAGGAACCCCACCTAAAGTGTTTAAAAAAAACCTTAATGCTTGTTTACCACTTGGTTTTTGAATTATTTTATTCAACTCATCGATAAAGTGATCTGTTTCCTGCATTTTAATACTCCTAGATATAGATTAACCCTGATTACTTTATGAATATTGTGAAAGTACCAGGTTCCTTTAGTTAATATCACACAACATTAAAAAAATTGAAACTGTAAATTAAACAATGTGGAGTAATTAAGGCGTGTAAGTTTAAGGTTGGTTATCATCATCAGCATAAACCCGTTCATCATAATTAACTGCCGTTACGCTGACTTTATCGGTGCCACTGGGTTTAATGTCGGTGATCAATGCAGGCAAACACCATCTATTAGCTGCACCAAACTGAAACAAGGCTAACTCCATTTTACCTGAGCAATCGGGTGTAAAGTCTAAATCGGTTGCTAATAACACGCTATCATCAACACTGCCGACCGTGCATGTATAGGCACCTGACAATGTACCGTTAGGTTTTCTAAAAGAAATAAAGTGTGTGCCAACGGCCCATGTAAGTGCCTCGCTTAACGTTATTTCTCTGCCATTAACAGCGATCACTTTACCTGTTTGTGAATAGCCCGGTATATCATCGGCCAATGCGTCATAACTTAAGTAGCAGCTATTGAGAGCGTCCATTTCAGTGCTAAAGTTGTATTTAGTACGGCGGTAACGTATTTCTCGGCGTTTACGCATGCCGTATTGCCACGCTTTAGTTTTGTTAGTAATGCCAAAGGCACGTATTTTTTTAGGATTAATGCCTAATTCATTACCCAATAAACAAAGCACGGTTTCAGGTTTCCATGTGGTATCGCTGAAATACTCAATTTCTACACCGTCTGGTTCATCAGGATCAAAGAGTTTAATTTCACGTTTAAGCGGTGACTTCATATTCTCAGGCTGATACATATAATCAAAGCCTGCGCGCGGTTCGTCACGCACAGGGATAATTTGACCATAATCTAAGGTTGGCTCAGCAAAACCAGAAGCTAACACTCTTTTTAAAACATTGAATAACGTACTGTCATTATCAAACACAGCATTAAACTCGTCATTTCGACCTTGCCATACACCATTTAAACGCGTTAATTCTGTTAGCCCTATTTGCTCGTCACCATGACCAACATCTTTAATTACATGTGCAAAGAATGGCGCAATATCGGTGGTGGCCTGTGGTGCTGTCCATGCCTCGTTTTCATACACGGGTAGTTTACGGGTGGCAATAACATTGAATTTATTCTCAGCCGCTTTTGATAGTGCGTTAGTGCCACGTACTTTAACGGCAATCGTGGTAATGTCTTCAAAACTGGTGGCACTGCTTAACTCTGATTTAAGGCTTGTCCATTCAACTTTGTCATAAACACGGGTGTTATCTTCTGCGGCTGTGGTACGTTTTACTTGTACTTCTGGGCGAATAGCACTGGCTAAGTTTATTTTTAATGTTTCGGCTAGTTCGTCATTGGTTGAGTTAGTAAAAGAATGAGAAACATTTATCCAATCGGCATCACCCTCATGCCGATACTGAATATGTAAGTTGACGGTTTTACTTAAAAAATCGCCATTATCATCTAATTCACCTAACCCTTGCGGTAATTTAAAATCAAGCCATAGGGTTTGTGTGGTTTCATTTTTAGGGCAGGCAAAGAAAGCGCCGTTGTATTGACCATCACCGCCCCCTGACACTACTTCAAGTTTGGCATACGCAAGTATTTCACTAGTGAACGCTGACCATGTGCCGTCATCTTGCCCCTGACCATCCACTTTTTGCATAGTGCCGTCAGATCCATTAGCTGATACAACACGGTAATCACCATCGTTTGAAATGGTGCCTGTAATAGTAACTATTTCATCGGCTGAAAATGGAAAAGCAGTTTGAATAATATCAGGTTCACCTGAATTAAACATAATAAAGCGATAAGCGGTAATCGTATTGCCAGAAAATTCCCAACGTAAACCACCGCCACTAGAACTACCCGCAGACGTGACACTACCTTTTAATTCAATACCTGTAGTGCCTGACGTGCCGCCAACCTCTGCACTGGTATAAACATTGCGGTATGCTTCATGACTTGTTACATCAGCATTTGGTGCAAAGATGTTATAAAAAATATCACCCGCGTAATTTGATAGCGGCGTATCGCCAATAAACAACTCGGTAGGGTTTATTTCAAGCTCACCAACACCAACAGATAACATCAAGTAAATCCATTGCTCATTATTGATATATTCTCTACGAGGCATGTTTAAGTGATCGGGGAATATTTTATGCCGTCCTGCTAATTCAGGAATAACCCCCATTAGTCGCGGTCTATTACCTTGCACGTTGGCATCATAAATAGAGGAGCCATCAGGCGTAGTGCTGTTGTAATTGTCAGGCATTTGGTTCGACATATAAACCGCCGCACCAATAGCCACCACAGCAATAATGGCATATATAATAGTAATAGGCTCTTTTGCCTCAACCGTTAACGCTAATTCATCGCCTTTTTTCAGTCGATAGCTTTGCCATTGAGCTTGTTCAAACGCTTGATTGTTTAAAGTTGCGCTAAACAACGGTACAGCTTGCACAACATAAGCAGGCACATTAGCAACTAGCCATTGGTGAAGTGTTTGGCCAACATCAACGGTATGAGTTTCAAATAGTTCATTCTCTAGTTTGTTAGGAAACACTCTTATTTTAGGTGAAGTTATTTGAGCGTTAGCTTTTTTTAGTACGCTTGTTTGTGTGCTGAGAGGGTTATTTATAAGCATAATATTTCACTTGTGAAAATAAACGATTGAAGTGGCGAACGCTGCATTTACTCATGCCGTGGCGTTTACTGGTATGAAGTACGTGCAAGCCATTAGCCTCAAGAACAACACCTACATGAATAAGTAAATTACCTTTAAAGCCTGCAACAACAGCCCCTGATTTTGGCTGGCATTCAACAAAGATTGGTTTACTTTTCTTTATTTGAGCATGGTAAGCATGAGTCATATTGGCTTTATCGTCAGCGTGAATGCTGCCAAAGTCATTTAATAAAGGTAAGTTAAAATGTTGGTGTAATACTTCACGCACCAAACCCCAACAATCTAACCCTATAGCGACATCACGCCCACCATCGACATAGGGAATGGTTAAATAACTATTAGACCAATGACTATTTACATTAACTTTAACCATAGTATTTAAGCCCCGGTGCAAAGCTTGGAGTATAGCGACGATACGGCCAAGCCTTGTTAACTAAATCATGAAAGCTTGCGCTAATACTAATGGATGAAAAATCCGCTTTTATTGCCGTTGCTGTCATGATAATAGGTGGTTGCCCCGGTGCGCTTAAATCACTACCCGCATAAGCCCGATAAATAACAACTATCTTGCCACCCGCTTCAATAGCATCATCAATCGCGTTAAGGGCTTCACCTGTTACATTATCAATTGAAAAGTTTAAGTCTTGACGACCGCGCACACTTTTTTGAGGCAATGACACGCCAAAACCAGAGGCTTTAAAAGTGGCAATGGTAGCGTCTTCTAACGTCGCGGTAATATCATCAAAGCCTTGCACTAAGCGAATAGTGCCTTGACTGTGATCAAGCACATTAAATGCGGCATGTTTTAGCTCTAAGGTGTGAAATATTAAATCATTTACCGGAGCTGAAGCGTACAAGGTTTGAAGAACGTTACTCATAGGGTTAACTCATAAAATTAATAACAGGCAATACAGCCCTAGCAATTATTTGGCTGCCTGTATTATTCCAGTGGCTCCCCTCATTGGTAAAGGTTTTACCAGTGCGACCGCTAGCAAGTGTGGCTAGTTTCAGGTTGCCAAAAATAGCGTTGCCAGCCTCAACCCATCGGGCAGCGGCGTTAATACTAACGGCCTCTGGGTGATTCTCTAATACCCAATTATGTGCAGCGGCATATTTATCTAAAGCTGTCATGATCACGCCATCACCTTGCTCGCTGTACTTGAGCGTGCCATCGTCTTCTATGCCGTTAAAATTCCATGATATCGAGCTGGTAAACATGGCTATTTCTGGCGACAATCCAAAAAAGTCTGCTCGCGTTTTCATGCTTAATTCATAAGCTTGATCAAAGACAAAATGATTAGTTAATCGACCCCAGTATTCAGATGTTGTATAAACACCAGCCCCCGAAGCTCCATCGTTATGTATCGGCAACTCAAATAACATTAGGTCTGGTTTAAATCCCCAAATCTCATTGTCGGCATAACGAGGTAAGCCTCTTGTGCCTTCGGCCTGACTATTATGACTCCCTCTTGCAGCGTTGATGTAGGTGATCATAAATTCACGCGGCGACCACTCAACACCCCAATACATAAAGCGACCCGTGGCAGTATTAGTAATAGTTACCGCTTTACTTGCTGTTCGACTGTCAATCACACCTGATTTACAGCGCATTTTTAAACGTTTCTGATATGTAGTGTTACTTTTTGATTGAATAGTTCGATTGACATAGCTGTTGTCACTTGCTTTTGGCACACTGATTAAACGTTCGACTGGCGCGGCCTCAAGCATTGAAAAAATAAAGCCGTTAGCCTCAACCCATACGTCACTATCATTTAATACTTCAACCTGACCATTGCCCTCGGCAATGCTAACGGTGGTAGAGCCAGTGCCTAGGCTATCGGTGCGATAAATAAAGTTAAATTGCCAAGCGTTAATCGGAACTGTAAAGTCAATTGATGCACCCGCATCATCACTGTATCTAGTCAGGCCGTGGCGATAAGGCCCATCGTCCCATTCAGGCATATTCGAGCTAGTGATAAACGTTCCGACAGACTCGGCAAAATCGCCAGAATCATAACGGCTGTATTGCTGCAAGTCCCACGCGAGTTTATCCCAGCATAACGAGGCAAAATTATACGAGTGCATTAGCGGAGGACGATTTTTTGCGGTTGCTTGGGTAGAACAATGCTCGGTCGACCTAGCGGTTAATGAGGTGCCCGTATTAATCACCGTTAGGTCTTTATCACGTTTTAGCCAATGTTTTCTAAAAATGGGGAGTTTGTCCGACAAATGGCTACCGTCATTAGAATCTATATACTTATACCAAGCCTCAGAATCAAACGAAACTCGACCCGATGTTTCGGCGGCGGCGGGGATTAACGCTTGTTTTATTTTTGGCATCAATGAGTATGCTTGGTATGTCGTTACCATTTCCCCTAGTTCTAGCTGCACCGTTCCGGCAAGGGTATTAGAGGCGGCAACAGAGCCTTGTTTAGTCAGTGATAATACAACATGAGTGATCGATAAGCCGGTGGGCACCTGGAATGACAACCCCACACCATCTACGGGAGTAATAAAACTGATATTATCAACCACATTAGCACTTATTTTATCGACACCAGACAAGTAGCCGCCCTGTGGATACAGGCCATCACCTGAAAAAGTATACCAATTACCTTCTTTAACGGGGATCGCCCCAGAACAGGCAAGACCAAGATTATCAAGTTGAAAGTTTTTTGCTCCGGTCGAGTAGCGGTTAACATAATCAATCCGCGCCAAGTCGATAGCGTTATGGCTCACAACATCAAAAATAAACTCGCCATCAGAGAAATTATGCGGCAATGGTAGAGCGGCTGTCTTAACAATAAGCTTGTCGGCATATTCCTGATATTCCGGTGATTGGGTTCCTTGGGTTAACTGGATATTTCCTTTGATATCGGCATAAGGTAAGGTGTCCGTAACGACCAAATTAAGAATAACAAAGTTGGCGTTATAACCAATTGGTACTTGGAATGTTCGATCACCATTTTCAAGAATTGTACTCACAAAATCGGATAAATCCGTTATGCCCGACAAATCCGTTGCGGCGGCCAGAAAACCTATTTTAGCATCAACTAAGGTACTAGCAAAAACGCCGTTTTCACCGCTGATCACATAATTATTTCCCTCAGTAACGGGGATCGCCTCAGTTGCAACAAGTTTTGTGCTATCAGCGGATATAATAGCATTACCCCCTGGAGTCCAACGTTTACTGTATTGTACGGCCTGTCGATTAAATAGATTAGTAGTGATTTTTTCGGTAAGAACAGTCGACATATAGCTTTTAGTGACTATATCGAGATGATTTTCTATTAAGCCTATTGGCACCTGCCGGCTGTTTGATACATATACCGTAGGCACTAGCCCTTGCTCTAACTGAAAGCTATCATCGAAGCTAGGATCAGTGTTGCCTGTGATATTGATCGCCACAAACTTTATACTCTGGCCGATTGGTACGGTGAATGGATTCCCTGCCGCTTGGCTAACGGCTGAGTTATCATCTTCGGCGGTAAAATAACCGACTGCGCCAGTACCATCACCGCCCGATTGTATATAGGTAACTCCCTCAACGACTGGGATAAATCCCGTTATTCGATAGGTGGGGCTTGCACTGATCTTGTTGCCACTTGGACTGTAATAGTAGCCGCCTCGGATTTCTGTTTTATCAACCATATTTTTAGGGGCGACACTAAGTACATCTGAAATTAATCTTTGCCAAACAGCGTAGCCGCTAACAGCATCATTTTGATTGGTTTTCGATAGGCTGTTAGATGGCCCTGCAATGGTACTCTTTACCCATGCTGTGCCACTCCAACCATACAAACCGTTGTTGGTGGGGCTGTCATTCCAAACCTCGGCCAAGGTATCTGCCCCCTGTCCTGTGTCGGCATCCATGAGTGCCACTGTAGAAAAAGCCAATCGTCCTTGCATCATGGCTTTAAGGGCTGAAAAATTATCTTTAATGGCTTTTGAAATGGTATCTTTATTCACACCATCAATAAGCACTAATTCAGTATCGCCACCGGCTAATACTTTATCTAAGGCATCGATACTTGTTTGTAAACTTGCCACTAAATCAAAAAATGACGACATATTTTTACTCCTGATAACTTTCAACGGCATCATTTACACCGTCTATAAATTGGGTTGAGGTATTCGGGGCAAGTATTGCCTCTGCGGTTTTCTCTTCGCTGAGAACAGCGCGTTGTTTAATTTCTATTTGTGCTTTGTATTCCCACCAAACGGCGTTAATGGGTTTGTAGTCTTCTAACGGTGAGTTAATAAAACGCACTTCATGCTCAACCAAGCCAAGTGGGGTTAATATATTCATTAAAAACCAAGAGGCACCGCCATGCAGGGCATAAATAACAAAGCCCTCAAATGCAGCGGCATCATCTTTTTTGCAACGCCAACTGGCAGTCATCATGGTGGGCACTGATTTAAAACGGCGACGAACACGGGCATGGCCAGAGTCCATTTTTGTGCGTAGTAGGTTTGATTGCTGTTTTAAGCCATAACCACTTAATAGCGGTGCAGGTAAATTGGTAGGAAACTTTAATAAGGTTGAATTCATAATTTAGGTTCCCGTCCGTTGTACGCCGTAGGTTAATTCCATGGCATCAGCGCTATCGCCGCCCTGGCGAATGTCGGCAACAAAGATACGAATAACATCTTCATTATTTAAACCTTTGCCTTGAGAAACTTGTCCTGATTTACTGGCATCTTCAATGAGATTGACGGTAATGTTTGCACTGCCAGAGCCAGCACTAGCTATGCCACCGCGTTCTACTTGATTTAGTTGAGAACGATTAAATACAGCACCACCGTTACCACCAAGTAGATAGTTTTTACCTTCGAACTCTAAAACTTCAGGTTTATTACGCTCACCAAATTCAATGAGATTATTGTCACCAATGCTACCGCCATGGTAATAGCCAGGAGCTTGTTGAGATTTTATTTGATTGACTTGCGCCAACCCTGACACAACAGCAGCCGCAGCAGCCGCCACACCTAAAGCAGGACCAATGTAAGGAATAGAAGCCATGGCAGAATATGCACCAGTTGCCGCTTCATAGGTTTTGATTAACGCTTGGCCAATAGAGAACGCTTTATACATGGCAAAGGCTTTTTTACTTTGACCTGCCATGGCTTTAAAACCGTATTCACCAATACCAATTACTGCACTAGTTTTTTCTAGCTGGGTTTTCTTTTCAAAATTGGCAAACTGCATCAACGTGCCTTGCATGTCACCCGTATTGC